TAACAGTTCGTTGTTTGTCCACCATCTTTCTTGTATCTCTCTTCCTTTATGATTAAACTTTGCTCAATTAATAGTTTTAACGCGGTCTGCACTGATCGCTCAGAAAGCTCAAGTTGTTCACATAATGTTCTTATCGAGAAGAAGTTTTTATTACTGGAAAAATTGTGGGTAGCCATGAAAAGAAGAAGATGCTTTGCAGATGAGCTACCTGTTCTTATTTCTGAAACCCACTTTAATGCAATTGCTGACATAGCAAATATCCTTATGTTAGGGGTTGACCAATCCTGTGGCCAAGTTATAATGACTAGGCATAGGTTGATCACCTTATGATTTAGAAGGTGTGTTGTGTTCAGCAACACACCCGTTCACCCACTATCGTAATCCAAAACCTTCCCCCTTCAAAGAACTATAAAGAACTATTTGGAATCATCGTTTTACAAAATATTGATTTATCGCTTACAAATTCCATGGCACCATGGTACTATTTCATCACGAGATTAATAAAATTAAGGGATAGAAAAATGAGCGCGGAAGATACAGTACAATTCACCCTAAGACTGCCCGACAAGCTGTGGCGTTTCTCCAAGAAACAGGCTATTTACCAGAAAACATCCTTAAACAAGATTATAATTAAAGCCTTACAGGAATATAAAATAAATGTTAAAAAAGCCCTTGACGAAAAGTGACACCATGGTATCATGTAATAACTGGACACATTAACAGAGGGTAAGAAGATGAATGATTTTGATATTGATGCAGCGGAAAGACAGGCTATAAGAAATGGTGATTGCCCTGATTGCGGAGAGAAGATCGCCAGTTCAAACTGCTGTAGCTATTCAGAGCCTGCGAGTAAATAAATATGAACTACATAGTAGGCGGTTTTATAGGTGGGGTGGCTTTTTGTATATTCCCGCCGATGCTTATAACAGCAGCTTGTGCGATAGGAATTTATTTGATTTTACTGGATAGATAAAACAATGTGGGTCAGCAGATAGCAGTCTTTTGACCCACTGAACATAAAAACCTTGAGGATTCAATATGTACGAGATCACTATAGCGCACCTTTGCGCTCAAAATCAACCATCAAGGAATGATGGGGTGTTTCAAGATGTGACTTGCCCGCTTTGTGACGGGTCACACGGGAACAACACAATGTGTCAAATGTCATGGAGCGACTAATCATGAACTACTCTAAAAATGTTATTCGCTTAGCGCGAGATATCACATCCCATTACGCACGGTTCAATACGATTGATAAAGAATACATTATCGATATAGAAGATGTTGCGGAGTTTGATCTGTATGAGCTAGCCGCTGTGATGATGTCAGAAGATAAATCTTTGGCATCTGAAGCAACCGGTTGTGACAATCCCGCTTATGAAGAAAAGATGTTGCCCGCTTTGACACACTTCTTAACCAAATCCACAGATCGCGATGAACAGATAGAATTTATGTCTGTATGGAAAGAGGGTGTTACGAGTTATTTCAAAAGTGCCATGATCGAATTGTTTGAAGATGCGGTTTACCAAATGAACGGTAACCTTACTTATAATCCCGATCCAGAATATGCGAGAACATTTAAACATGAGTATGGGGTGTGGTTATGAGCGATACAAAAGAACCTTTTAAAAAATATTGGGCGTATCAAGATTATCCGTGTGAATTAATTGAAACAGGGATTTGTGAAATAACGGGATTAAAACAAGTTAAAAATAAATATCCTATAGAAGTAAGTGAAGTATTGCACACTTACTTATTTGATACACAAGATGAAGCTTTTGATTACGCGAATGATTGCGGTGCGTTTGAAATGTGTCACGGAAAAGAGGACTGGTGTGAATTATATGACAGAGTGTTGTTTGAGGTGTGCGAAAGCGAGTTAGAGGATTACACACCATTTGTTATTCATAAAAAATCGGGGAAAGAATGATGAAAAATAATAAATTAACACTTCATTACGAAGTCGAAGCAACTTGTGGTGACTGCGGCGAAGATATAGAGGAGTGTCATTATACAAACGAAAAAGGACAACCGGTTCATGTAACTACACATACACAGGGTCACTATTATTCTGACGGAACAGTAAGATGTAACGGTTGTCATGATGGAAGTCGATAAATACACCATAGGCATTTCTTAAGTGCCTATTATGAATTTATCAATCAGACCGAGACGGTCTTAATTAAACTAGAGGTGTAAAGTGTTAAAATTTAAAAAACCGGAAGTTAAGCAACAAAGATTGAAGGCGATGTTCTATGGTGAAATGGGTACGGGTAAATCTTTTACTGCCTGTCAGTTTCCGCATACTGCATACATTGATACGGAAGATACCACGTCAAAGAAAAAGTACGCCGATTTGATTAACCAGAACGGGGGTTCTGTTTTAGCAACCGGCGACTTTGACGAAATACTTACACAGGTTAAAGAGTTAACGTCTACCAAACATAACTTTAAAACCCTCGTGATTGACAGCATGACAATTCCTTACGAGAATCTGCAAGCTGATTGCGAACGTGTTACCGGTAGCGACTTTGGTCGTCATGTTACCGCTGCAAATAAAAAGATGAAGCTGTTAGTTAATTTACTTCTTAAATCTGATCTCAATATTATCGTGTGTTGTCAGGCCAAAAAAGAATATGGTTCTAAAATGGATGTAATAGGTCTGACATATAATTGTTATAATCGTCTTGGTTATATGTTTGACCTTGTATTTGAAACCCAATGCCGAGGTGAGAAGTATGTTGCAATAACGAAGAAATCTCGTCTTGATGAATTTCCGATGAATGAAACATTTTCATTTTCCTATGAAGAAGTTATTAAGCGATACGGCGCGGAGTGTATAGAGAAAGATGTTGCACCGCAAGAGCTTGCAAGCGCCGAACAGATTGCAGAGGTAAAAAGGTTGATCGATGTATTCTCAATTCCTGAAGAGAAATGGATTAAGTGGGTCGAGAAACACAATGCAGAGAGTTTTGATGAATTGTCAAAAGATGTTATACAAAAGATTATTGACTATGTTAAATCCCTACCAACTCAAGGAGCGAGAGCCTAATGTTTGATTATGACATTTTGACCGAATCGGAAGCAATGCAGGAAAGATTCCAGTTACTGCCGGATGGAGAATATCAGGCTGTCTGTAATAGTTCGATTGATAAAATATCTCAAAACAGCGGGAACCCCATGATGGATATTACCTGGTCTGTATATGATGTGAATGGCAAGACACACCCTGTGCGAGACTTTCTTGTGTTCACAAAGTCTATGATGTGGAAAGTTATTCACTGTGCGGAATCTGCTGAAAAGCTTAAAGAATATCAGGAAGGAAAGTTTTGTTCTGATATCATGCGTGGAGCTTCTGTAATATTGCGTATTGGCACAGAAAAAGGTGGAGAAATTCCGATAGATAAGTTAAAAGGAAAAGCTCCAGGTGCAAGATATCCGGATAAGAATAAGGTAGAGGATTATCTTGCTAAGGTTTCAGCAAGTAAAATGCCTGTTATGCCATCAAACGGATTTATTGATGATAATTTAGAGGATGTTCCATTTTAAAGTTTATGGCCGACGATACTTTGCTCGATGTTATAAAGACATCTTGAACCATGGGAAAATAGGCCACCAGTTTTATGGGGAGAGAAGGGCTAAAGACCCTAGTAGTCAGCAAAGTAAGCGTACGATGAAATGCTGATGGTCGGTATAACTCGCGGCCTCTTCCCAACCTTTTATGGAAATCGTAACTTAGCGGTCAAAGCGTGGTCGTTGTATAGATAGCGTACGCAGGTTCGAATCCTGCCGATTTCCACCTATGTTAAGGATTAATAATAATGAGTTACGATAATCAATTCGACCATTTAATTCCTCAAATGACGAATGATCTTGTGAAAAACTTTGTATTAATTTTAAAGTCACATTTTCCATGTGATGAGGATATTGATACTTCTCCATTGTTGAATCTTACTATAGGCGTTTTTATTGGTTCTTTAATAAATATTTTAGATGTGATAAAAGCTTCCACTGCTGGCGAGATAAAACTGATTGAAAATATTGAAACATGTAAAAAAGCTATTATAACATCACTTAAAGATTTATCCTTTATAAAAGAAGTAAAATTTTCCACTAGAGAAGAAGTATAAAATATTGTTAAGGACAACAATGGACGTGGAATATAAAAAGAAAATACTAGAATCAGAACAAAAGCACATTGATTCTTTGCCATATACGCAAACAATACCCTATCCGTATTGCTGTATTTGTTTTGAAAGGTTAACAGAACACAATATTTCAGAGAAAGACGGTAAGTTAATAAATGTATGTGTGTCCTGTAAAGACATGTAATAAAGTTAAGGATAACAAATGGAAAAGAAAAAACTCGTAATACATCTCGCAAAGCACGTTCCAACAGGCGCTGAAGTTCCAATGATTGTTAATCAAGTCGATGCAAACAATGTAATATCCGATTGGAATGAGTTTCTGGAAAACAGAAAAGGTTTCACGCTTTCCATGTTGCAAAACAGATGGGATTTGTGTAAAGAGGATGTATTGGAAATGTTGCAGAAGTACGAAGTTCCGGCGCACGTTAATCACGAAGATGTAAAAGCTTTACCGAAAGGCGCGACACCTATTGATGTAGCCATATTTTTTGAAGAATATATCTATGGACTAGAGAAAAAAGAAGGTCTCAAACATTTTAAATTAAAATCCCGTAAACTAAACTTATTACGGAATCACTGATGAATAAAAACTATGTTGGATTAGGAAAATGTCCTTATTGTGATCATAAAGTTGATAGCGCGATAAATGAATTTGATGAATCCGTATTACCGTCTGTTGGAGATATAACTTTATGCATTAAATGCGGTGAAGTTTCTGAGTTTGACGGTGAAATGCAAATGATTAAATTTAATATAAGCCAAATGAATTCAGAAGATTTAATGGATATTAGACGCAAACAATTTTATATCGCACAAATTCATTATAAAGAATCTAAATTACAATGAGGGATCATTAATGGAATTTAAAGAAGTATATAAAGATTTAATCATAAATAAGAAAGTAAGGCGAAGAGGATGGGCGGATAGAACGCTCTATCTTCAAATAAATGATGAGTGCGACATTAAATGCTACCGACAAGAGTGTATTATTTTTAATTATGATCTTTCTATTCTTGACGAAGATTGGTTTATCGTGGGCGAAGACGAAAGAATGTCTTTTGCAGACAGTATTAGCCATCTTTTGAATGGGGAAAAAATAAAATTAAAAGACTGGCCGAATGATTGTTTTCTTGAATCCAGTGAAAATAGAAAATTTTTATATATGAGGAAAAATTGGGAGTTTGATTTTACTCCTTCTTTTGAATGTTTTTCTGAAAATGACTGGGAGGTAATAGATGACCAATAAAGTAAAGTGTGAAGTATGCGACGATTATGGGTACTATTTTTTAGATGGATTACTTGAGGAAAAATTGAAGATAGAATGTAGATGCTGTAAAAAGAAAGATGATGTACATAGAGAAGTAATAATAAAAAATAATTTGGTCACGGAATTACGATGACAGAAGAAGAAGAAATAGAAAAAATAGTTCACATCAATCAGAGCCTAAGCCTGATTATTGGGTACGCAATGGGGTTTATTGTCCCATACAAAAAATATTTCAATGAAGATGATATGCTCAAATACAAATGGCTAACAAAAGCCATTGAGAATATCTGTTATCGCGATAAACCACTTCCACCAATGCCATAAGGGAATACAATGAAAAAATTTGCTTTAACTTGCGCTTTACTTTTATCGAATTCCGCGTTTGCTATGCCTTCTACTACCGGAACAACAGTTCATGTTGATCCAATGACATATGCTCGCCCAAATCAAACATATTGGATTTTTACAAATCATGCTTATGCTATTTTAAATGATACAGCCATCCCTCAGACGGTGGCTGTTTGTATGACGACTACACTCTGTTATAACGCAGCGGGTGCTTATCACAAAACAATCCAAAATTGTGATCGTTTCACATTGCAAGCCGGTGAATCAAAAAATAGAGTTAATAATACCCAGCTTGAATTTAATTATCCATTCACAGGTTATTGTAATGTAGAAGCAAGCACAGAAGTTTTTGGATGGCAACACAGTCTTGCTGTTAGCAAAGGAAAGTTAAAGGTATCGCCAAACTGATGAAAGCTTACTGTACCCAATTTACAGATCGTGAATGTAGAGAAAAAGACTGTTGTATGGCCGCCTTGTTTTATAGGCTTGATGAAAATAAAAACGCGATTCCCTGTTCGGCTAACGAATGGGGAAAGCAGATTACCCAAATGTCTATGGAATACACAAAACATGTTAATCAAACTAATGTAGGTGACTACTGGATTTCAACTGTATGGATTGGAGTGAATAGCGGAATCCCTGGAATGATTCCTTTGCTATTTGAAACAATGATTCAAAACAAGGATAAATGGACAAACTATCAGGAGAAATACTCCACATGGCAAGAAGCAGAAGAAGGTCACAAGGAAGCTGTGGAATGGGTTAAGAATGGATGCAAAGATGAATAATAAAGTTAATATTAATAATGAATAAATTTTATTCAAAATTTGGGCATAAAATGACCGTTAATTGCATATATTTCGTCCATACGCTGTTTTGTTCATTAATTAAACTAAAAACACCCCATTTAGACACAATTTAGTTCAATTGCCGATAATGATCCTTATCGGTACTGTGAGGATGAGTTTTTAAAGATTTTATTAATATTAGACAATAAGGAAATTAAAAATGAAAAAAGTAAAATGCGATCTTAAAAAAATGCTAGAAGAAATTGAATGGATAACAGTTCCTAAAACACGGCGTACTTCCGGAATAAAATTTACCTCTGATCAAGTAGTAGTAGACTTTCTTCCAACTAAAAAGAATTCCGAGTTAATAGATCGCGTATGCATTAGAATAGGATCAGATGTACTTAGAAAACTTAAATGGATTAAAGGCGATCAAATTGTTGTTATGCAAGATAAGAATAATTTAATGAATTTCATGCTTGTTAAAACAGAATCAGGAAGCGGATTTTCTTTATGCGGGATACTTCGATCAGATGTATGTCGAATTCAATTCAAATGGAATCATAAAAAAGAATTAAAACGATTCTGTGGAATTGTTGATTACCATATTAAAAACAATCAGCTTATTATTTTCACAGTTGATACAGAAAAAGGAATTCTATAAATGGATTTTTTAAGCTTTAAATTAGAAATGAGCGCAGATAACATTAAAATGTATAAGAGACATTATAAAATTTTATTGGCTGTTGTGATTTTCACAATTTCAACAATCGTAATTGATTTTTATATGTTAAAGGAACATGGATTAAATAATTTTACGCTAACATGTTTAGGCGCTTTAATAGGAAACATTTTCTGGCTATTGTCAGAAGTTATGTCCATAAAAAGCGATCTAAAGCTTGAGCGCCATTTTTTTAAACATCTTAAAGATATGATAGAGAGAGAAGATTATGTGCGAGCATTAGAAAACTTAAAAGGCGCAGAAATGCAACATAAATCCGCTGCGGAATGTTATAATGACTTAAAATCTAAGTCTGCTTATCGCGAAAATAAGCCACCAGAATCAGCGTCGCCAGTGGCGGAAAGCTCGTAGTACAGATGTCTAATAGTTTATTTCCCTCAAGTGGCCTACACAAATAGGCCACGACCGTTAAAATATAAAGGACTGCCAATCCAAGCAATATTTGTTTAGCTGCAAGAAATTTATCTTTTTCAGTTATTTTGCCAATATTTAATTGAGTTTCGATATGTTGAGAATCAAACGATTTTACTTTGTAGATATCATCTAATAATTTTTCGCCCATCCTGAGCCTATTTTTCATCTCACTATGATTTTTGTTTCATGGTTCCCTTTTCGTGCGAACAATTCGCCTTCTGTTTTGTCAATGTGACACGCTATCTTTAGAATGGCTATGGCTTTGGATATGATTTCGGCTTTGCTTCCCACTCGGTAATGACTCATCAAATCCTTGATAGAATCGGATGCTCTTTTGTCTAATTCTAGTGTGAGTTCAGTCATACGCTCTCGTATAATTCGTCGGGGCAAAAATAATGCCGCCTTTTATAGACGGCACTTTCACATATTAAACAACGATGGTCAAGAAACTATTTCTTCTTCTTCTCATGTTTCTTCGGCATTTCTTTCTTTTCTTTTTTGTCTCCTTGGTTGTTAATCGGTAACAGTTATAAATTCTTCGGGTGATTCATATGCGGCAAGATTTGCTCGTAATGTTGCAATAACCTCATTCAAACCTTTAATTTCTGCCATTAGTCTTTCTTGTCTTTTTTCAGTTAATGCAACACCGGCTTTAAGGCTAATATTCGCTTTCAAAACTTCAACGGTTGTTTGGTCGAATGCCTTGCATTGCGCGTCCAGTTGTTCGATAAGGTCTTTTAAACTTTGATTTTCTGATTTTAGAGCTGCATTCTCTGATGTCAATTGTGTAACTTCTTCCATAACAGTTCCTTGTTAAAAGTTGAAATTGAAAATAAATAATAAATTATTTATCACAACAGGACAAGAAAAAGGGGTTATTCACCCCTTTTTATTTATGAAGTATAATATTCTCCACTTGCATTTATAACGGTAGTTGAAGAAATAGCTGTAATTGCAACTAGACCGAGATTAAGAGTTGATGAGGCTTGATACACAAGAACATCCGTTGTGCCTGTACCAATAACAGTTGATAATTGTGTTCCGGTATAAGTTAGAGCGCCTGCTGCTATAGTGCCAACGGGATTAGTCGCACCACCTGCCGTGATAGGTAATCCAGATATTTGAAGATTTCCTGATGCAGCTCCAATCGTTAAAGCAGATACCGTAATATTAACCGTCCATTTAACAACATTTCCAATACGCGTATATTTACCTAATTGAAGTGAATAAGTGACTGACGTTGGATTTGCGCCACTTCCCGTTAAAGTTGGTACAAATGTTCCTTCCACATAATTTGCCAACGATGTACCACCAAAATTAATACTGGTCGCGGATGCCGCACCCAATGTGGGCGTTGTTAAATTCATATTGGTTGCGGCAATACCTGATGGTAAA